GGATTACCAAATTTATTAGGTTGCTTTGAGAACTGCATTACTCCTGCAGCTGCAGAAGCTTCACCATCTAATTCTTTAGTGTCTCTTCCCCTAGTTTTCCTTTTATTATCATCATCCATTTCAGTTACCTTCCTTTCAAATTCGTTCTGCTCTATCACAGACAAGTCTTGTTCATCTTCATCTTTCCCTTCCCTCTCTACAAATTTAGGATTATCATTTTCTTTATGTCTAATCATGTCTTTATGAGGTTTCTGCCAATCTATTCGCATAAGATTGTTCACAGGTTGGGTTTGATTGCCTGAACTACTCCCTGTAAGTGTTGCTTTAGATATTTCAACCTCTTTGTTCAACTTTTTTACAGGTGATCTATCAGTCATCCACCTTTGTAGTTTTTCTACTCCTGATCTTTTTTTAGCACTAATCAACCCTTGACCTTTCTTTTTATCACTAATTTTCTTTTTTCGTTTGCGTGTTGATTTTGAACTACCATAAGTGGGAGTAAAGATTCCTGAATTAGTTGAAGTGAATACTGTACCACTACCTCCGTTAAAACCCCCTCCATTTTCCTTTCTTAGATCATGTACAATACTTTCTAATAACTTAGTGATATTCCCTTCTTGAAAACTTTTTTGATAGCCTGAAGCATAGGCTGCTTGAGCAACTTCTTGAGCCTTCTTTTTTGAATTGAAAGGGCCTTTACTTCCCCAATACCATCCCTTATCAGTCTTCTTAATAGGCATTATTAATCTTCCTCGTCATCTTCTTTATTATTTCTAGTGTTTGAACCTGTAGGATTATATGATACTGATGGAGTATTTGGAGTAAACGAAGCTTTCTCTACATTTACTATCCCTGAAGGAGATAATGCAGCTACATAATCTACATTATTTTGAGAGAACCACATCTGAGAACCATCATCCGTTACAGATTTAATTATTGGAGATGAAAATCCTTGATCTGATAAATCTTCTATCCAAGATTTTTGATAATTTTTAGGGTTTCCTCCTATATCTTTAAATCCATAGGCTCTATCTTCAGCTTTTTTCTCTCTTTTTTTAGCCCATTCATCTATATCTCTTTCTTTATCAGGGCCTTTAGCATGAAAATCAGGAGTAAAAGCTTTCTCTACAGCTGTTTTTATAGTTTCATCTGTTCAGCTTGTTCTTTTTGCTGTTCAATAGCCATAGCTGTCTGTTCTCCTTGCATTTTAGCTGTTGGAACAGGATCACCTGCTATTAAGAATTCAGCTTCATCTATAGGAACATCACTCTGTTTTAATTTAACATCAAATCCCATTTGCAAAAATTGATTAGCTATTTGGGCTCTCTGTTGAGCAAAACTTATTCTAGTTGCTTCAGCTTTTTCTTCAGGTTGTTCTAATTGAATAACCCAATCAGTTATAGATAAAGCATCCATAAGTAAAGGGATAACTTTTTCATGGAACAATCTTTGATCTGCTTCAACCACACGACCCATAACAACTAATTGTTGAGTTTGTGTTGATAAACCACCGAAAGCATCAGGAGTACCTTGCCAAGCAGGAGTAACACCCCACATTGCAGCTACTCTTTCTCTTATTTCCTGTCTAACAGGTAAGTAATCCATTTCTTGTAGAGTATGGAATAGTCTAACCATATCAACTCTACCTCTATTGTTTCTAGAAGATACAGCTACCATAGGTATATAATTAGGGTCTATTCTAGTTTGAGCTGCTATATGAGCTCTTTCCCTTCTTAAACTTTCAGGATCGTCTGTTGTTACCATTACCATAGAAGCTGGCATTTTTCTCTCAAAGAAATATCTATATATGTTTTTATCCATGCCTATAAGAGTTAAAGCTTTTTCAAATATTGTTAATATAGGAGACCAACCATATGTTTCAGATGGAGAGAATTTGGATACATGAATAACTTCTCCATCAAATAGATATACATGTTGATTTCTATGATAGTATTTATACATAGCAGGCCACAAGGTATGTGAACAGCCTGAAGCTTTACAAATACCGGGTTTTTCTCCTACTTCTTCTCTGTGTATAGGACATAAGAAATGAGAGTTTTTAGGTAATCCAGCAGTATCTAAATCGAATTCCACTAAAGCTGGATTTAATCTTCGTAATTCTTTAACTCTAGAAGTTATTCTATTGTTTTCTTTAGATGTATATTCTTTAACTAAGTAAATAAACCCATCATCTATGGAATTTATATCATAATGAACTTGTCTAAACACTTCTTCTAAAGTTTGATCGAAAATATTACAATCTAAAATTAATTTTTCTAGTCTTTCTTTCTCTTCCATACTTGGGTTTTCAACTTTCGGAATAATTTTTACTCCTCGTCTAAACACCTCACTAGTTATATGTCCTAGTGGAGACCTTATTTCAGCAACTGAATAAGTAATAGTCTGTAAATCCATTACTAATTGTTGTCTATAAGCCATTTGATGTCTGACCCATGTGTTTACTACATGGTCAAGACCTAATGTTGGGGCTGTTGCTTTATCTCCATCGGATTTCATTAACTGTAATAAATTCAAATTCTCGTTGAATTCAGTCATTTGATTAACTATTTGAGGTACTTCAGGAAGGTAATCACCTAATTTTGCCATATTTTCACCTTTTAATCTACTGCAAGTTTGTTTACATCATCTATAGCTGCAAGTTTCATGATGTTATTCATAGCTAATTTCTTTATCATAAAACTTTCAGATGTAGGTTCTTGCTTTAAAATGTTATTTTCTGTTTCATGTTTAGTAGCATCAGTCTTTAAATCTGCTATTTCTTCTTCTAAACCTAAAATCTTATCTTCTAATTCTTCAACTTCTTCAACATTAGAAAGGTTTACATTCTGTAAAACTCCTAATCTAGCTGCTTCTTTTACTATAGCCAAGAATTGTCCTTCTGTTAGTACATTAACTGCCTTACTATCATCAGATACATCATCATCCGGGTCTAAATTCTTTAATTCTTCATGCCATGTGTCTAAAATTCTCCACGTTTGTGTGGTTTCATCTTTCATAGCCACATACTGAATGTCTCTATCTCTAAGCATATTGCCTACTGCCATACTATACTCCTATTTTTATTATACTAAACTTATTAACTTTTTTATTCTATATTAAAATATTGCTTTATGCAACATGACAAAGGCTCCAACCACAAGATTTACAAGTTTCACAGCCTGACTCTTCTACTACATTAGGAGAATCGCAACAAGCAGAAACTTCTTCTTCTTTTTTATCGGTTCCTTTTACTAAAACTTCTTTCTCTCGACTTCCTGCTCTGTAAACTGTAATACCTTTACAACCTGTTTCCCATGCTAATAGATAAGCTTCTTGAACATCTTCTCTAGTAGCTTCATTTGGAAAATTAATTGTTTTAGATATACCTGAATCAACAGACTTTTGGAAAGCTGATTGCATTAATACATGAGCTTCAGGTGAAATTTCAGGGGATGTAATATACACATCTTTTACCCATTGTGGAATCTCTTCTCTATCTTGTAAAGAACCACCATTAGATAAGTATTCCATTAAATCTTCGGAATAAAATCCATGTTCTTTAGCATCTTCTTCAAAATACTTATTGGAATAATATAAAGTCTTACCTTCTAATATGTTAGCTTTCTTCCAAACTAAAGCGAAAGAAGGTTCTATTCCACTAGAACAACCTGCAATCATAGAAATAGTTCCTGTTGGAGCTACTGTCATTCTACAAGCATTCCTATATTCATCATTCCCTTCTCCTGCAGGATATACTCCTCTAATATTAGCTAAATGTTTTGAATACATATCAGAAGTCTCTCTAATAAATTTCATTAAGGATTCTCCTACTTCTCTAGCTAGTTCTGTATTATATGGAATTCGTAGTTGAATTAATAGATCAGCAAATCCCATAACCCCTAAACCAATTTTTCGAGTGGATTTTGTCATCTCTTCTATATCTGTAGTAGCATATTTATTTGCATCAATTACATTGTCCAAGAAGTGTGTAGATGAAATAGTGACTCTCTTTAATTTATCCCAATCTATTTTATCTTCCCAATTTCCCTCAATACCTCTATAAAATTTAGCTAAATTTATTGAACCTAAATTACAACTTTCATTTCCTAAAAGTGGTTGTTCTCCACAAGGATTAGTTGCAACCATTTCTCCAAGAGTATCTATAACAACATTATCTTCGTTTACTCTGTCCAAGAAAATCATACCGGGTTCTCCGTTTCTCCAAGCTCCATCCACTATAGTACTAAATAATTCTCTTGCATCTATCCATTTAGTAATTTGTTTAGTGTTTGGATTAACTAAAGGATAGCTAGTATTATTCTTTACAGCTTCCATAAACTTGGTATCTACTCCAACTGAAATATTAAAATTATGTATTTCTCCTTCCACAGCTTTACAAGAAATAAACTCTTCAATATCAGGATGTGATACAGCCATTACTGCCATATTTGCCCCATCCCTTTTTCCTCCTTGAGTAATCATGGAAGATACTTGAGATAAAGTTTTTAAAACAGCGATAGGCCCACAAGCAATTCCATGAGTAGTTTTTATCTTGTCTCCTTTGGGTCTTAAATGTGATAAAGCAAATCCTGTACCACCACCAAATTTTTGAACCATAGCTATATCATGAGCCGTTTTCATTATGTCTTCCATAGAATCTTCTAGTGGAAGTACGAAACAAGCTGATAATGTTCCTTGCTCAGTTCCTGCATTCATTAATGTAGGTGAATTAGGAATAAATTCTAAATTAGACATCATAGAATAGAAATCTTTTTCTAGTAATTCTGATTCTACAGGTAAAATTTTATAACTTTTTTCTATAGAAGATACGGCTTTCGCTACTCTTCTAAATAAATCCGAACTATTTTCAGTAACTTCTCCTTCAGTATCTTTTAAATAATACCTATGGTTTAATACCACTTCGGCTTGTTCGGTCA